TTGGTTTTTTTAGGGAAAATATTGGATTTGGAATTACCAATGTAGATATTGAATTAAATACAAATTTAAACCCTATAATATCTATAACCTTTAAGGATTTGTATGGAAATACAATGTTCGGTAAAGGTGATATATCAGAATCAACGGATTATAAAATTCTATTTAACTGGCCGCCTCCAAAGTTTTTATACACATTTAAGGGTTATTTAGGAAATCAAGTTACTTGGTTGCTAACTTTAAAACAAACTTCGACATCTTATCAATCAGATGGGAGTTATGATATAAAATGTGAGTTTGTGCCAAATCAGTGGGGTTTTATGGCTGATTTGCCTTTTTTATTTTTATTAGCTGCTAAAGGTCTTAGAAAAAAAGAATTAAACAATACAGATTTCAAAACAGAAAGGAGTGTTTTTGATTTAATTAAGATTGGTAGAAAAGTTGAAGTTAAATCAAAACAAGTTTCTGCTGAGTTCGATATTCTACAACAGCAGATGACTTTGCTGAAGTCTAATAGAATTGTAGAAGCGTTGGTTTACAGTAAAGTGATAAAACTAGATCAAGCAATCGATGGTAGTTTTGGAAATAGTATAATAAAAAATAGTGGCACGTTACAATACAAAACAATAACAATAAAAACTCCTAGCGCTCCAATTGACACTTTAGAAAAAATTAAAAATTACACATCTCCAAATTCTGAAGCATTAAGAAAAGTAAATACATATCTTTTGTTAAATGCAGAATTTGAAGGCTTAAAACCTGAAGGCGTAAGTTTAAGTGAAATAAATTTTGACAACGGAGGTTTTATGAGTGATAAAGTAAAACAGAGAATAGATATAATTAATAATAATTTAAAAATCATTCAAGATGTTATTAAAGACAGAATTTATAAATCTTCTAAATCACAACTCAGGCAGATAACTATTGGGGAAATATTTCAACAGTTAGCTAAAGACTCTGGTTATATTATTGGTAAAATATTAAAAGCTGGAGAAAAAGGGTATTTAGATAATTCTGGTAGTGGAAACCCACTTTTAGATAGAGATATTGCTGTTGAGGGCGAAAAAATAATAAATAAATATTTTCCTTTAATGATTAAAGGAGAAGAAAAAGATGAAGTGCCTGCTGAGGGTTATGGTGTTAAAGAGAACGAAATGGCTTTCGTAAATCAATTTATTACAGCTATAAGTGAAGGTGTTGCTCAAGATTTAATTCAGCCTTCGTCAGAACAAGAAAACAGCACTCTTGTTAAGAGAATTAACAATGTGGAAGGCCCAAAAGGAAATCCGTACAAGCCTTTTTTTAGAACTATTGCCCAAAATATTTTAATAAGGTCTGGGATTATTGCTTTTTTAACTAGAAGTAATGATCCGAACTATCCAGGTGATTATGATACTTTTTGGAAAATAGATAGAGATGCGGTGCAACAGGTTACGTCTTTGGCTGTAGCTGATATGGAAAATATTTCTACTCAAATGCTTTCTGAATTGGATGAAACAGAGACGTTGCAATTAAAACAATTTTGTACTTTTTGGAAAAATTTCGCATCACCAAATGGCTTGTTTTTGTTGTCAGAAGATGGTTCTGGTAAGTTTGATAGTTTTGTTCCTAGAACAGAGTTTGAAGAAAGTATAGGTGATTTAAAGAACAGGAAAGCTATAGTTGATAGTTCCTCTAAAGAAACAAGGACATTGGAAGAGATTTATAATATGGCTTTTGGTGTTGGTGGGTCTAATTCGACAAGCGATGTGATAGACACATCAAATGTTAAGTATCTAAATAAAGACGCTTGGCAATCACAGGCAATATATAATAATGAGATTTTGTATAGAGTTCCACCTAAAAATCAAACAAGCGATACTTATACTTTTGTTTTGTTTGATGGTGTGAGTTCTAACAAAGTAAGGTCTGTAAATAGTTCGAATAGTGATGGTGAGGCTAGAAATTCAGATCCAGATGCAACTAGTTTTTTAGGTGCCTCAAAAGATTATTTGCTTGGATATGTCCCTATAGACACTTATAGCGATACTGATGGAAAAGTTCTAGGAAGAGTAGAGTTTATGCAAGAAAGAGTAGAAATTGCTTTATTAAAGTATTCTGAAATGTCAAACCCAACAAGGGAGGCATGGAATGATGAGGAGGAGTGGTTAAAATACTGCACTTTCCCTACAGATGCAAAATTCGTAAATCCTAGCATAATCCAAACTGGAGATACGAGCAAAAATATACCAGCTTCAGATATAACAGTCTCTGTTGCTTTTCATCCACTTAAAGAGGATGAAGGATTGCTTTTCGGCCCATTTTATAATTCAGAATCTGGAGAAAATCACTTAGCGTGTATTGTAAATATGTGCAATTCGGTTTTAGAAAAATTTCAAACTTTAGAAGAAGAAAAAAATAAATTAGTTTCTGATATTTTAGGGCAGGCTGAAGGAGGTAAAAATGCAATATATAAGCAGTTTAATATTTTATATCATCAATGGGATTCTTTATTGTTTAAAGATATAAATACTAGTGATGTAAAAAAACAATATAAAAAAACTAACCCGCTTGAAATTGTCTCTGAGTTAGAAGAAAGGTTTGGGGGAGACGACCAACATAGATCTCCAAACTCTGGAGACAAAAAAAAATCTGTAAAATCATATAAAAATTGCACATTTGTATATGATTACCCTTTAAATAATACATCGAAATTAAATGTAAAGAATTCAATTATAAATATAGAGCCTTTATATAGGGCAGATTCAAACACAACTGTTTTAAATATTATTCAACAAGTGTGTCAGAAAAATAACTTTATGTTTATTCCAATACCTGGGAATGGGGATTTTAATGATTGTACAGATATATTTAAACCTAAAATAACTCAAGAGGTTGAGTTAAAGAATTTATTTTATATTATGTTCATGCCTACACCTGAGTCTAGAACTAGGTTAGATAATAAAGATGGCGCTTTACTATCTCAAAGTGTTCAAACGGATATTATAGATGATGTAATAGAGGTTCAGGTAGGCTCTGCTTATAATAAAATATTTAAATCTATAGACATAGAAACGTATGAAAATAAAGCTACGGCAGAAAGCATTGTAAACTTACAAAGACTTACTGATAATGAAAATCAAAACAAACAAATTACCACAGACTGTTCGTTGTTACCAGTTTTGGAAGGTAGAAGTTGTAAAACTACTTTTGAGATGATAGGAAATGCACAGATATTTCCTATGCAATATTTTTATTTAAATAGTATTCCTCTTTTTAATGGATTATATCAAATTTTAACAGTTAATCATAGTATAACTCCAAATGATATGACCACTAAAGCGAAGGGTGTTAGAATGAGATTTGCACCTGGTTCTTCAGGAGGTATACTACCAGTTACTTTAGAATCTTTTCAGAAAGATGATGTTGTAGTGCAAGAATTGGAAAATTCCCCTTTAAATTCTAAAGATTCAGCAGATAGAACGTCTTAAAAAAATAAATTATTGATTAAATATTAATATGAGCAATAGCAATTCTAGAATAATAAAAGCAAAAGAAACAGATTTTCTTATAAGCGATTCAGGTTATTATTTGGATGGTAGGTTGATGGCTATTGTAGATGGTAGTCCGTATGATTTTATGGGTCGTGAAATTTTTACGACTAGTTTTTTTAGAGAAAATATTGGTTTTGGTATTATAGGCATTAATATCGAAATAAACACATCTTTACAACCAATAATTACAATAACATTTAAAGATTTGTATGGGAATGCAGTTTTTGGAAAAGAAGTGATAGATAAAGATATTCCAAACTATTCTGCTCTTTTTAATTGGCCACCCCCAAAATTCTTATTTACATTTAAAGGTTTTTTGGGCAGACAAGTTTCGTGGGTTTTAAATTTAAAACAAACTTCAACTTCTTACCAACAAGATGGTAGTTATGAGATTAAATGTGAATTTATTCCTAGCCAATGGGGTTTTATGTCTGATTTGCCATTTTTATTTCTAATAGCAACAAAGGGTTTAAAAAAAGATGAATTGCCAGCTGAAGAATTTAAAAAACAACAAACCGTATTTGATTTAATCAAAATAGGATTAAAGACTGAAACCAAAACAAAAGAGATAACAAAAGAATTTGACGGTCTTTTAAATCAAATGAATCTTATCAAATCAAATAGAATTGTAGAAGCTATTTGTTATGGTAAATCTATAAAATTAGGTGAGGAGATAGATGGATCAGCAGGTAATTCAAAAGTTGTAACAGCTACAGAAAGTGGAGAAGTTATAAATTTTAGCAATATTACGTTTCCTGTACCTAAAGAGGTTGAAATAAATAGTGCGGATAAAATAAAAGAATACACAGCATCAAATGCGGATGCGCTAAGAAAAGTAAATACATATCTTCTACTTAACGCACAAATAGGGGCATTGGCAGGTAAAAAAGTGGATTTAAAAGATATAGAATTTAGTGGGGATTCATATGAACAAGAGGAAATGAGGTCTAGAATCAGGCTCATAAACAATAATATAAGAGTAATAGAAGCTGCCGCTAAAAAAAGAATTTATGATTCTAGCAAAAGTCAATTAGAAAAGATAACCATAGGTCAAATTTTTAGACAAATGGGTAGGGATTCTGGTTATATTATAGGTAAGATATTAGAAGCTGGAGCAAAAGGATACGGTGAGGGTTATGAAGATAAAGATCCTGAAGCTAAGGTTAGAAAAGAAAAAAGAGATGGAAAAGTAAAATCAAAAGAAATAATAGGAAAACAATTTCCATTAAAAATAGATACAGAAACTGGAGCTGAGGTACCTGCTTACGGTTTAGGCGTTGATATAGAAAATCAAGAATTGAATTTTGTAGATAAGTTTATAACTGCAGTCAGCCAAGGGGTTGCTCAAGATTTACTGAGAGAAGATCAATTAGGCGGTATATCGGATAATTCAAAACTACTAAGAAGAATAAATAATATAGAAGCACCAAACGAAAACCCATACAAGCCTTATTTTAGGAATATTGCTCAAAATATTATGGTAAGAGCAGGTGTTATATCTTTTTTAACTAGAAGTAATGACCCGAACTATCCAGGTGATTATGATACTTTTTGGAAAATAGATAGAGAATCTATAGAGGAGGTTTTGAGGTTGGCTTCTTCAGATATGGATAATATATCTGAAGAGTTATTAAATGAAATAGATGAAACTGAATATGTTTTATTAAAACAATTTTGTTATTATTGGTCAAATTTAATAACGGATGATGGTTTATATTTATTAGATGAAAACGGTAATCCAGAAGGTGATATTTTTATGTGGTCTAAATTTAAAGAGAATATCCCAAAAGAAGTTCTTAATAAGCAGGTAAAAGTAGATAAGTCTGATGATAGTATAACATTAAATATTAATGATATATATGACTTAGCATTTGGGAGTAGAAAGAATTTAAACGATGATGATGTTGGATACGACAAGTCAAACGCAGGTTTTATAAATAAAAATACAATGCAGGCTCAAGCTGTTTTTAATAATAATATTTTATATAGAGTACCATTAACAGATGAGGCTGAAAATGATTTTACATTTGTATTTTTTCAAGGGTCTGAAGCTGTAAAGGCACTAGAAGCAAATAATGCATCTAGTGATGAAGAAGCAAAAAGTGAAGACCCTGATGACACAAACTTAATAGGCGATCAAAAACCTTTGTTGGGTATAGTTCCTATAAACGCATTTTACCCTTCTCAGTCAGATGGGACAAGCGCATCTAATGCTACAAAACCATTAGGAAGAGTAGATTTTATAAACGAAAGATTAAAGGTTGCGGTAGTAAAATATTCTGAAATAAATAACCCATCACCTTCTCTATTTTCCAATAATGAAGAAAAATGGAAAGAGTTGGTGTTATATCCAACAACTGCAGAATTGGTTGACCCAAATCAAAACATTAAAGATTTTAATTTGGAGATACCAGCTTCAAACCTAGCTGTTGCTGTTGCTATGGCTCCTTTGTCTTCAGATCAAGGGTTGGTGTTTGGGCCTTTTATTATTTCTACTTCAGGTAGAAATCACAGAGCTTCAATAAAGAGGATGTGTAGTATTATTCTTAGTAAAATGAGCAAGGTAGAACAAGTTAGAAATCAAATTATTTCTGATGTTTTAGGCAAGGCTACAGAAAGTAGGGATACGATTTATAAACAATTTCACACACTGTATCATCAATGGGAGGCATTATTGTTTGACGACTCAAAATATGACTCAGGGGATAGTGTAAGTTTTCCGATGATACCAATATCTGGAATAGTTAAAACACTAGAGGATAGATATGGTTCTGATGATGCAGCGGATAATTCAAGACACTATTCTACAAACGGAAAAAGTGACAAAAAGAGTCAAATAGATGCGTTAGATACAAATGTATTTGTTTATGATTATCCATTAAATAACAATGCCGATATTGATGTTAAAAAATCAATTATAAATATAGAGCCTTTGTATAGACCAGATGCAAATACAACTGTTTTAAATATGTTTCAACAGATATGTACAAAAAACAATTTTACGTTTGTTCCAATTCCAGGTAATGGAGATTTTAATGATTATTTGGAAATATTCAAACCTCATATAAGTGGTAAGGTAAGGTTGCAAAATCTGTTTTATGTTATGTTTACGCCAACACCTGAGTCTAGAGCAAAAGCTATAAATGATAAAAAAAGTACTTTATCTGAAGATTATGAAGTAAGCCCAAACCAAGACGCTTATGAGGTTAAGGTTGGTTCTCCAGATAATAAAGTTTTTACAAATTTTAGTGTAGATACTTATGAAACTAAAGCAACAGCTGAATCTATAATAAGTACTCAGAGAGCTACAGATAACGATAATACACACAAAAAAATAGCAACAGATTGTTCTCAGCTTGCAGTTATGGAAGGTAGGAGTTATAAGGCTAGTTTTGAAATGGTTGGAAATGCGCAAATTTTCCCTATGCAGTATTTTTATCTAAACGCTATACCTGTTTTTAACGGCATATATCAAGTTACTAGTGTGAAACATAATATTACGCCTAATGACATGTCTACAACTGCAGAGGGGATAAGAATGAGGTTTTCAAAAGGTGAACTAGCGGGTATTAGACCAGTGACTTTAGATAGTTTATCTAATATAATTGTTGTTGAAGAAACAACAAACTCTTCTAGCCTTGCAGATAGAGCTATAAACACCACTAGACAACAGCCGATATTTCAAACAGTTTCTGATGTTAATTCAACTTTAGATGTTAATTATGACCCTAATGTTACTGACTTTGATTTATGGGTATATCTTTCTTGGAATCAAGGATCTGCAGGTGCATCTGAACACTATAAGGTTTCGAAAGGAAAAAAATCAAACTATAGTTCTGTGACGAAGGCAGCTATAAAATCAAATTGGCCAGGTAGTTTAAAGTCAGCATCTGGAGTTGGTAAGGCTAATATAGATTCTTTATATTCTACAAATCCAAAAACACTAGCAATAGCTTTTATAGATGTTTGGAGACAGCAATATGCCTCTAAAACAGCACAAGCATTGCCTAAGTTAAATAGTGCTGGTAAAAATAGAAGTGGAGTTCTTTATTCTGAAATTAAAAAAGCATTTCAAAAATATGAACAGCCAGATTTAGGAATGTCTTGGGATAGAATAGGTAATTTTGGTATGATAGAAAATGGTTTAAATACTGACACTGAAGGTTCAAAAACATTTCAAGGCATGTTTCAAATGAATAAAAATTACGCAAGCAATCCAAACTATAAAGGGGCATTAGATTATGCGAAAAAAGGTCAGGGTCATAAAACAGGTTGGATTGATTATGATGTATACAAATTAACAGAAAGGTCTGTTAATTTCATTTTAAGTTCATTTAATAAATTTGCAAAAAGCTCAGGATTTCCAAATTAATTAGTATATTTGTCTCTAATATGAGTAAAAATATATTTTCTATATGTAATATTGTTGCGGTTGACCCAAAGGATTATCAGTTTCTTCTTCAGTATTTAGTTGGTTACCCTGTCAACGTTTCAAATGAATACCCTAGTGATGATTCATTTGAAATTCCTACAATAGTTGTGGGTTGGAGTTATATTAAAAATAGGTTTCCACAACAAAACATATTCGATAAAAAATTAAAAGATAATCTATATTGGACCTATGGTCATTCTGAAGATAAAAAAATGTTTCTACAAGAAATAGAGAATTTTTTTTATAAACAGATAAAAAATTGGCTTCCAGTTGATTTTATTCAATATGATTCATTGTTTTCGAATTTAAGTTTTTATGATTTTTGTAAAAATAATTTAAATGAAGATGCATCAGTTTTTATTTATTTTAATAATGGTGCGTTATATATTAGAAACGATAATAAAAATTATATTATAAATATAAAATCATTACACCTTACACATGTAAGTTTCAAAAAGTCAATTACTGATTTTATGAATCACTATAATGTAATAGCATTTTCATATAAGAATTTTTCAGATTACATAGATTTAGATTTAATAGATGAAATAACAACTATTGAAAATTTAAGATGGGTAAATATGGGTATTGATACCAGTGAGAAGTATTTTAATATAATACCAAATTTTGATACTCGAAAATATATACCATTTTTTATGAGCAAACTTAATTCTATTTATTTAGATTTGGAAGAACGATTGTTTATGAAAAGAATGTGTAAAAGAGATCTTGTAACTCATTGGATGTCATCTAGAGAGATTGCTTTTTCTGAACATTTTTTTAATGATAAATTAGATTTTAAAATTAGAAAAGGTCATAAACTATCAAAGATAGAATATTCAGACAAAAGAACGATTACAGGGCGTATAACCGCTCATGATAGTTATAACCCTCAAAATTTACAGAAAGATAATCAAGATAGGGCAGATATTATAACGAGGTTTGAAGGGGGTGGTATATTGGTTTATGATTATACCTCATTTGAAACTAGAATATCTTTGTTTAAGTGCGATAATGAAGAGTATAGAGATAAATATAAAGATGCTGATTTACATTATGAATCAGCAAAAATAGTTTATCAAAAAAGTGAAATAACTGAAAATGAAAGAGATTTCTGTAAAACATTAAATCATGCAATTTTATATGGAGCAGGTGAAGAAACTCTTTTAAAAAGGATGTCTAATATATCTGAGCCAGAGTATAAATTATATCTTGTAAAGAATTTTTTATCCCCTTTAATTCAAATTGCTAATAATATGAAAGAACAATATTCAAACAAAGGTTATTTAGTTAATGATTGGGATTCTATTATTAGAATAGAAAAAACACATGCAAGTTTTAATAATTATATTCAATCTACTGCATCTGAGATTATTGTAGATAAAGTTTGGGAAATAAGAGATTTGCTTAAAGGTAAAAAAAGCCATTTTTTATTTCAAGTACATGATTCTATGGTTTTTGACATACATCCTTCTGAAAAAAGTTTAATACAAGAAATCGGACAAGTATTGTCAATGCATAGAGATATGCATTTTACTCTTGCTTATAAGTTTGGTTTGGATTATAAAAATCTTAGTGAAAACATTGCTTATTTAGATTAGAAAACTTTAACCTATTTATATAATAGATAAGTTTTTAAATGTTTTTATCAGAATCATATAAATCTAGAATATTATTTTTAGCTGGGATAGTTACAGAAAGTAAAGAAGATGTTCAATATGAATTCCAAGTGAGGGATATTGGGGGATCTGTATTTTATAAAAGAAAAAAAGGAGACAATTTGTGGGTCTTTATAACGGCAGAAGAATTTGCTGAAAACTCCCATAAAGGCAAACTTTTAAAATGGGATAAAAAATAACAAAATAAATCTTATTTTTAAACCAAAAACACTTGATTTTATTGCTTTATTTTTTTATATTTATGTATTAAATTAGAATTAATATGGGAAAAATTACGTATTACATTAAGAAAAGAATAGGCAGAGAAGTGCATTCGTTTTCAGTGGAAGGAGATAATTTATTTGATGCAGTTTTGACATCTAGAAATTTATCATTTAGCAATGTCGATAAGTGTGGAAAATGTGGTCATGATGACTTAGATTTGGGTGCTCATGCTGCAAAAGGAAGGTTTAAGTATGTAACTATTAAGTGTAAAAAGTGTAAAGCTTATTTAAATTTTGGTCAACAGCAAGAAAATCCAGATATCTTTTATTTAAGAACTAGGCAAGAAGGTGATAAAAAAGTTCTAGATTGGCAGGATGCAAGTACTCCAATGGATGAAAATTAAAAAAAGAGCGATTAACGCTCTTTTTTTTTTGTTAAAAACAATTTGACAAAATTAAAAAATAAATTTTGATAATTAAAAATACTTTAATAGATTTGTATTCTAAATAACAATTTAAAAATAACATTATGGCAAAGAAAGCAGTAAAACAAATTGACGACGAGTTAGTTGACACGGAAACAGGCGAAATTTTAGAGAGTACGGTAAAAAAAGAAAAACCAGTATTAAACAAAGCGTTTGCATCTTTGAAAGATTATAAAGCAAAAATAAACTTTGTTGAAACTAAATATAAGCCACAAGAGTGGATTGATATGAGCCCTGCTTACAAACAGACTTTTAATCTCCCAGGTATGCCAATAGGACATATGTGTATGATCTATGGTAAGTCAGATACTGGTAAATCTACCATGGCTACTGAATTGGCAGCGCATGCTCAAAAGCAAGGGATTATTCCTGTGTTCATTATCACTGAAAATAAATTTTCAGAAGCTAGAGCTACTCAGATGGGTGTAAATTTAGATAACGCATTGTTGTTTAAAGGGGTTAAGACTATCGAAGAAGGGTGTTTGTTAATTAAAGGAATACTTGATGATTTGGATGACCCAAAACAAAAAGACTTTAAGTTTGATGTATGCTTCATTTGGGATTCACTTGGTGCAACACCTACGAAAGATGAGTTGGAAAGAAAAGAAGACGAAGGAGAAGGTGGTGCTATGATGAAAGCAGCAAGAGTTATGAAGGAAGAGTTTCAGAGATATCTTGTTCATAGAATCAACGGATCAAGAGTTGAGTCTTGTCCATATAACGCTTCTTTGTTTATTGTAAACCAAGGTTATATGTCACCACCAAATATTCAAATGGGTAAAAGAAATACTACAATCGAACCTTATGGTGGAGATAGTTTATATTTACCTTCTACGTTAGTTTTTAGAATTGGTGGAGTTATGACAAGAAGTGCTAAAGTAGATGCTGTAAGAAAAGGAGAGAAAATGAACTACGCAATCAAGTCAGGTATTTTATTGGAAAAAAATCACATCACTGAAACATCAGCTAAGGGTACAATTATTTGTACAAATCATGGTTTTATATTGGATGATAAAGCGGCGATGGATGAGTATAAAAATAAATATGCTCCTGATTGGAATTTAGAGTACGAAAAAGGCTGGGATACTGTATCTATTGATTAATATAGATGCGTGTATTATTGGTAGATGGTCAATGGAATCTGAAGAGAAACTTTAAAAAACGTCAAGAGTTAAAGACGAGTACAGGTTATTTATGTGGCGGCAGTTTTGGGTTTATAGATAGTTTAAAAGCTGCTATGAATCGAGTTATGCCAGATAGAGTGGTTGTAATGTGGGATGGATTTCATTCAGGAAAATTGAGATATGATATATATCCTCCTTACAAAGCCAATCGAGATAAAGATTGGGAAAGAACACAAAGGGCTATCGTAACTGATGGCCTTTATAACCCTCAAGACTTAGAAAGAGTAGAGCTTTTGAAACAGAAAATACAAGTTCAAAATTATTTAGATGAATTGTATGTTAGACAAGTTGAAGTTGATCTTATTGAGGCGGATGACCTTATAGCTCAGTATATATTAAGAAGTGAATCAGATGATGAAGAGATAATTATTTACAGTCGTGACAAAGATTATCTACAGCTGATTTCCGACAATGTTAGTGTTATGACTTCAGATAGTTCTTTTTTTATTAATAAAAAAGAATATGAAAATAAATATGGACACTGCTTAGATAACGAACTATTATTCAAATGTTTTGAGGGTGATAAGTCTGATAAAATAGATGGTGTTAGAGGGATAACTAGAGAAACTTTAATAAAATATTTTCCAAATATCAAAAAAGAAAAGTATCTTTACAGTAGATTGGTTGAAGAGAGTTTAGAGGCACAGAAAAAAAAGAAACTTAAAATATACGATAAGATTTTGGAATCTGAAAGTATTCTTTATAGAAATGCTAAATTGATGAATCTAAAAAAACCTTTTTTAAATGAAGAAGCTATAAAAAAAGTTGATGCTATTAAACATGGAACTTTAGGTGAAGATAGAAGTGTCGAAAAGGCAGTTAGTTTATTTATAAGAGACGGTATGATTAGTCATTTGCAGGATGGTAATTTTGAAGATTTCTTTTCCCCTTTTTATAGAATTATGACGAAAGAGATTGAATACTCAAAGGATATGAAAATTTAAGGTAATTATTTATGGAAGTTAAAGATAAGGTTGCGCAATCGACAATAGATGGTGATGTTCAGAATTTAATATCTTTCTTTAAGGAAGAAACAATAGAGCCGTTTGATGTTGATTATCAAAATAGATTTTTAAAGCTTTTTATTACAGACAAAGATGGTTTTCCTGAGAGAATTGTAGACATAATTCAAGTGGATTATTTTGAATCATATCAAAAAATATTACTTAATTATGAAATAGATTTCTATAATAAATATAGAGAGATAGCTAGATTTAACTCATTAAGAGATATTGTAAGGCAGAAAGAAAAGGGTTTAGCTAAAGATCATTTGATTGGTTTAATAGATAAATTAGAGGAAATAGAACTGTCAAACCCAAATCATCTTAAGGATTCTGCTTATTATTTCTTCAAAGAGAGAAGTGTTAAAAATTGCTTGTTTGAATTAGTTAAAGACTGGAAAGGGCATAATTACGACTCTATGAAAGTTAAGTTAGAAAACGCATTAAAAGCAGGCGAGCCAAAAGAAACTGGTCATCACTATTTAAGAGATATTGAAAAGCGACTTGAGAAAGATTTTAGAGCTCCAGTTACGGCTATGAAAGATCTTGATCCGTACATTGGAGGAGGTTTAGCTGGTGGTGAAATGGGTATAATACTTGCTCCTCCTGGGGGAGGTAAGTCTATGGCTTTGGTTAAGTTTGCATCTACAGCTTTGTTAGATGGTAAAAAAGTTATTTATTATTCATTGGAGTTATCAGAAAAAGTTGTCGGCCAAAGGTTTGATGCTTGTTTAAATCAAGTAAAAATAAAAGATGTTTGGGAATATGCCGATATTGTAAGAGAAAGTGCTACGGAAATAGACAGCAAAGGCGGTCAATTAGTAATAAAAGAGTTTGCTACAGGTCAAGCTACTACCAATACTATATTAGCACATTTAAGGACTTTAGAGGCAAATGAAGGTTTTATTCCAGATGAAATTTTTATAGATTATGCGGATATTATGAAACCTTTAGCTAATTTTACAGAAAAAAGACATTCTTTAACAAGTATATATGAAGGGATTAGAGGTATAGCTGTTGAGTTTGGTATCCCTATATGGACCGCTTCGCAAACGAATCGGGCAGGTATGAACAAGGATAGATTCGGTCTTGATGCTATTGGTGAAGCTCTAGGTAAAGCAGCTACTGCGGATTTGGTTATAGGTATTGGTAGACCTGATGAAGATAAAGTTGCAAATGAAGCTACTTTTGGTATTTTAAAAAACAGAAATGGATCAGATGGGTTTTATTTACCAGCCATTTTTGATACCCACAAAATTTTTATCCAATTATTACCCCCAGAAGATGGTGTTATGATGCATGGCAATCAGAAGCCAACCAATAAAAAAAGTGAAAAAAAGAAGGAAGATGATATAGAAAACATCAACGACATATTGATGGATAACGATTTTTAAAAAAAAGATAGATTTTATTTTTTTGATTTTATTTATTTCTACACTTATTAAATAATAATCAAATTTAAAATAAAAAAAACAAATAAAAATGAATGAAATAAAAATGGAAGAACCAATTTTAAAAGAAAACCAAGACAGATTTGTTTTGTTCCCAATTGTGCACCAAGACTTATGGGATTTATATGAAGAACAAGAAAAAGCTATGTGGACCGTTAAGGAGTTAGATATAGCTCAAGATATACCGCACTGGAAAAGTAAGCTTACAGACAATGAAAGATTTTTTATTAAAAATGTATTGGCTTTTTTTGCAGCTTCGGATGGGATAGTAAATGAAAATTTAGCTGTTAACTTCTTAAATGAGGTTCAGTATACAGAAGCTAAATTTTTCTATGGGCTTCAGATTCATATGGAAAATGTGCATAGCAATACTTACTCTCTGTTAATTGATACATACATTAAAGATGCGAAGGAGAGAAATGAATGCTTTAAAGCTATTGAATATATGCCACCTGTAAAGAAAAAGGCAGAGTGGGCTCTTAAATGGGTTGAGTCAGAATCTTTTGTAGAGAGATTGATTGCTTTTGTAGCTGTTGAAGGTATTTTCTTTTCAGGGTCTTTTTGTAGTATTTTCTATTTAAAATCTAGAGGTTTAATGCCAGGTTTATGTAGTAGTAATGCTTTTATTTCTAGAGATGAGGCTATGCATTGTGATTTTGCAATTCATTTATTAAACAATCATATTTTAAACAAACCATCAAAAGCTAGAATTCGTGAAATACTTTTATCTGCTCTTGAGATAGAAAAGGAGTTTATTACAGAGTCTTTACCTATCTCTTTAATTGGAATGAATTCTGAATTGATGAAACAATATTTAGAATACGTGACAGATCAGCTTTTATCTCAGTTAGGGTGTGATATCGAGTTTGGTTCAAAACAACCTTTTGAGTTCATGAATCAAATTGCATTAAAGTCTAAATCAAACTTTTTTGAAAATAGACCTACTGAATATAAAACTGCAGACTTAACAGGTCCAATTAGTTTTGATGAAGAAATTTAATAAGTACAATAAATACGATAAATTATACAGAAAATGCAAGTAGTAAAAAGAAATGGAAATAAGATAGATTTCAATCCTAGTAGAATACTTACTAGGATTAAAAAGCAAGCAGAAGGCTTAAAAGTAAATGCTGATGAAGTGTTCATTAAAGTAACACAAGGATTAGCAGACAACATGACAACAAATCAATTAGATGATTTGATATCAGTAGTATCTGAATCATTGGCTATGAATCACCCTGACTACTCTAAGTTAGCGGCGAATATAGCAATAAGTAAACTTCATAAAGAAACTGAAGATTCATTTATGAAGGCTGCTAAAAAAATGTATAATAATGGTTTAATAAGTGAGTTATATTATAACAAGGTAAAAGAAAATATTGAATTAATAGAATCAGTTATTGATTATTCTAGAGATTATAATTTTGATTATTTTGGATGGTGTTCTCTTAAAGATATTTATCTTTTAAAGACATCTGAGGGAGTAGTTATTGAAAGACCTCAGCATATGTACGTTAGAGTTGCTTTAATGGTCACTACAAATTCAAAAGACTTTAAAGAAAAATACAATGACTTAAGTCACCAAAAAGAAAGTCCAGCTACACCAATTAAAATAAATATTGGTACAAACATTGGCCAAATTGCTTCTTGTAACTTATCTATTGTTCCTGATGATTCTACAGAAGGTTTATTGGATATGTTAGGTAGAATTTCAATTTCTT